GAACACTACAACGAATGGCATCCGCATAGTGCACTGGGATATCGTTCGCCACGGGAATATCTGCGGCGGCGAACCAGTAATGGGTTAAGTGATAAAAAGTGTATGGAAATATAGGGGCCAATCCACTGACCTTGTAATTGGTGCCTGATTCGAATATCAGATTTTCTGATGTTGTGAATGTATTACCGGATATCTGCAATATTTCACCGCTGGCCACGGCTTCATCATATACATCTGCCCAGCGAACCCGATCACCAATCTGAACCATGTTGGCGTCGCTCAGGGCTACGTCTTCAACGGACATGCGCTGATATATAAGACGCCTTGCCTCAAGCTGTGCCCGGTTCATTGCCTGCTCTTTATTGCGGCAACCTGCCAGTTGGATCTTATAAGGTCGCACTGCACCTTCTTCGAGTATCTGCTTACTAGCGGCATCAACCCTCAGCCTGATATAGGCTTTCTTGTCTGTTCCGTCGTCATTCGTATCTGTCGCATCCACCCACTCAAGCTCTACGCCGTCATAACTTGTCGGCAGATGCCCTTTATACTGGAGCGTTCCGCCTGTATCGTCGTTAGCGAGGTTTCTGGCGTCGAACTGAGCTGATACCAACCCTTTCTTTTCCTCACGCACAAACCGCCATTTGAGACCGTCCCTGAACACCTTTACCCGAGCGGCGTTGCAGATGCTTTGCAGGCGCTGGCCGAGGCTGATGTCCATATCATCGAAAGAGAAGTCGAACCAGCCGAGCCGCTCATTGTTCGCTTTAATCGACGCACTGATAGAGTAGAGTTCGTCCAGATCCAGTTCACTAGCATCACGGCCAGCGATGACCACAAACGAATGCAGGATAGCGTCTGCGAAATCCCGGCTTGGGTTGAGGGTGTTGACTACCGAAGAACCGTTCCACGTGACCGTCTTGCGAGTCACTTCCGCATTAAACTTGCGGTCTTTGATACCCGTCGCCTGCTCGGTGGCGGTAGTGACGCAGCGAATTAGTGTGTCACCGGCCACTACGTTATTTCGCACCTGAACAGAGTAGACTTCCTCCAGTTTGGCCTGGTCTGTTAACTGGTCTGAGCCATTATTCGTTCTGATAATGCGAAACGCATATCGGCCCCGCCCGGCTGCAGGAGTTATCTTGCGCGTGAAATACTGCCCTTCATAGGTATCCGCGCTGTACGTGAATGATTCGCTTTGATTGGTACCCGGTATTTCATCGTTGTTGGCATCCACCTGCCACCACTCAGCAGTCAGGTCAGCATGCCCGTTCAACCCGCGCTGAAAAATGATGTTGTACCAGATCTGGTCAGACTCAGATGCCATGATGAATGGCCCGACATACAGCGCCTCCATATCCTCAACTTTCAGATACGTTGACTGCACGACGCCATCAATGGGGTAGTCATTCCCCGGGCTAATTCCATTGACGCTCATGTCGTAGTATTGAACGGGGTTAACTACTGCGCCGTCATCGCTGATCCCCATCCCAACCAGGATGCCACTAAGCTGGAATTGCCCCTCCTCATCCGAAGTGGTGCCGTTCGGGTTCGCAACTTTATACTTCACATTGACAGTGAAGCGGATGTTGATCGGCTTCGACTTGTCATAGAAATAATCAAAGTCATCATTCTTGATGATGCGAATAGTTGCCACAGTCCCACTGTACGAAAGCGAAACCACGTTTGATGTCTCTGCGGTGTACAGAACGGAATCACCCAGGTTAGGCGGGGTAATCTCCTGTCCATCCACATCTGGTGATTCAGCTGCGTCATAGATTGTGGGGATGACATCTCCCGGGTTAAACACTTCGTAGGATGCGCCGTTAATCGTGCTCAGGAGCGTGTCAGCGTATTTAACATTCTCGATAAGGTAATTGCCGACGCCGATGCACATCACCTCAGTGATGTTTTTGACGTTGTCTATGTACTCGGAAAGCGATGGTTCGACCAGGTCAGGGAATGCGCGTATTTTCCCGTAAATATCGGGGATTGCCTGGTATAAGCGAGCGGTGTTTGTTTGCCCTGTCAGGTCGTTATTCGGTGAGTCTTTTTGCGATCCAAGGCTATTAGGTATTGTTGGCTTCGGCATTAATGCAACAACAGCAATCGCGGCGACAACGGCGATAACGGCCCCGATCGCCAGCTCCACTCCCTGTTGGCGGATGATAATTTCTATCCGGTCGAAGTGGCTCGCGCAGCGCGACAAGTCAACTTCCAGAGGGTTAATTTTATCGCCATTTAACGTGATGGCTGCTGTGTTCGCATCGAGACCGCCGGGGAAGTGTCGCGCTATGTTCTGCTGTAGTGAAATGGTCGTATCGAGTTCGTGAACATCCTTTCCCAGGACACCGCGCGGATCACGCCAGATTATAAGCATCTGCATCCCTCATACTTATAAAAGACCATCTCACCGCGATGGAACCGCCTGAACACATCAAGCCGATCACATCGCACCTGCCCCTCATAATCAGCATTTCCGGCTGAGTGGAGCGCGTGCTTGCCATCAACAATTACGCCCACATGAGAAGCGACACCCTGCTTAAAAAGCATGAAGGCTATGCAGTCACCGTCAGGGTTATCAACCCGTCGCCACTTGCCGCTATCAATCTGAGATTTGAACCCGTCGATAATCGAGGTTTCACACGTGTGATAACCCTCCACACACGGCAATTCTTCGCCATAGACGTAGCGGAAATACATCACTACTACGCCCCAGCAGTCCATCGCGTCCCAGTTACAGGCGCGGTCAATCCACGGCAGGCCAACCGAACGGCGTATAAATTCATTCTTATTCATGCGGGAACCTTACATGTAGGAAAGGCCTGGGTAGCGGTCCAGATCGTAAACCTGCGACATGTTGAGAATCATCGGGTTGTCATCCGAGGCCTGCACCTCAAGCGTGTCTCGACTCAGGCGCACTCCATCCTCAGTGACATATAGGGTCCAGTCCTGAATGGGCGTGTTGGGGTCATCTTCGGTGAATTGCTGCAGCGTCATCGTGATAGGGGAAGCAAGCCAGTCGAACGGGTCCATCGCCCTTATGATTGTTTTGAAATCATCACCAACCTGAGGTCTCGCGAACTTCACCGCAATGGAGCTTACCGGGTCCTTCCCTTGCTCCGGCTTGTTTATCTCCATTGAACATGCCCTGTACTGGTTGCCGGCAAACGTCATATCGCTATAGACGTTTGCAACCAGGCGCACAGGAGAACTAAACGCCGGGTGGTTAAGCGTGATGGTGTCGAATTCAGCTGCGGGGTTCTTCTGGCTCCAGAATGCTCTCTGTTCGTCTGTGATAGGCATTACGGGTCCTTAGGCCAGTACCAGTTAACGGCAGGGTCGAGAATGTTGCGTTGCTTAAAGATATCGGGGTCAACCCAGATATCGTCAGGATACCAGTCAGGAATGATGAGCTTGCGAGCCAGCACCTGCGCTGAATAGGTGAACACGTCGCTTTCTTCACTCACCGGTAACAGGCTGTCAGGCAGAAACATCACTTCATGGTCTACCAGTTCGAACTCAGTGCGGATCGGCAGGATGAAGTTTTTGCGGCCTTTATCGATGGCGTTCTCGAACCACGACCAGAAGATGGTGGCATCGTCGCCTTTGAACTTGAATGTGACATCCCAGATAACAGGAACGTCGTCACTCAGTCGCTTACGATAAGGCGGCCCGCTTCTCGGGTCGGCCATCTGGAATGCGGCAAGCTGATTACGAGCCTTGCCACTTGTGAGGATGGTTTGCAGCCCTAACGGCCACTTGATGTCTGTTGCCATTATTGGGATTTCCCTGTTGTGTTCCAGCCTTCTCCGAGCGCCCTCGACACGTCCCCGGTTCTGGTGCGCAACTGCCTGGCGACCTCTTTCACGGCCAGCGTGATTGTCTTCGTATCTGGGTTATACCCCTGATTCTCGACAGTCGTACCGTTCGCCATATTATTGATGACTACGTTTACCGGTGCAGAAGAACCTCCACCACCAACATCACTCGCCGGAACGACCTTTCCGCTGGTTGTGGGCATCATGTACTGCTTGCCACCGCTGGACTGGAACATCTCAGGCTCACCGGATTCGTTAACCCGGTACATATTTCCGGAAGAGGTGGTGCCGCCGTATCGACGACCTCCGCTATAGCTAATCCCGCTAATAGTGGAAGCTATCTGTGCGCCAGCTGCTGCTGCGGATGCCATTGCTGGGATGTTCGCCGGGAACGGAAGAGCGAGGGCATTCGATACTGCGGTCATCATATTTAATGATGCTTGCGCAATGGAGAAGCCCTTACTGATAGCGAATATCGCTTTATATGCAGCGCTGGTTTTGCCACCAGATGCCGCTATTACACTCGCCAGTGAGTCAAAGCTAGATGCTGCGATGCCGATCAACTGGCTGGTCTGCATGGCCTGTTTGTTGGACTCATCCAGCAGTATCTTTTCGCGCTCGGCTGATGCTCTGGCCTGAATTGCGGTTTTGGTGTCTTCATACAGCTGTGTGTTCTGTACATCCAGCGCCTGGTACTTAGCAACTGTCGCGAGCTTTTGCTGCTCCTGAAGGTCTATTGCAGCGGTAGGGTTCGCCACCTCACCAGTTAACGGGTCGGCAGTGGATTGCGTCTGTGCTATTTCCTGCTTGGCGAACTTCTGCCCCTGCTCTGCTTCCTGCCTTGCTTTAAGGGCATTAGCTGCATCCCATGTTTTGGCCGCATATTCTCCTGCCAGTTTTATCTGCTCTTCCGTAGCCGCGTTACCCAGTGATTGCTGGGCTGCCAAGATGGATTGCTCTTTGCTCAACTCTTTAGTTGAATCGGCAGACACTTCGGATTTCTGGCGAAGTTGTTCCAGTTTTTGGGTGATCGAAGCTTGTTCCCTGGCGGCTTTGCTCGCCGCACTCCCAGAAGCTTTTGAAGACGACGAGCGTGCTTTCTCTGCTTGTTGAAGGTCATAAACTGCCGCAGCCTGAGCCTCTATCTGTTTGAGCTGTTCTGAACCTGCGGCAACCCCAGCATTAAGTGCCTTCTGTCTGGCATCGGTTACTGCACGCTGTCGCTTATCGGTAATTTGAAGAAGATTACTTTCTTCTTGCAATTGCTTAAGGAGTTTATCCCCGTCAGCGCTCCGTGACTCAACTGGAGTTTGGGAAATGGCGGCGAGATCCGACTGAAGCTGTTGAGCCTTCAGGGAAAGAATGTCCAGTCCGCCAGCAAGCCGCTCATTTACTTTTTCAAGCAAGCCGCCTGTTTTCGCCAGTTTCTCTTGAGCGGTATCCAGGTCAGCTACAGCGACTTTGTTTTCTCGCACGGCCTGTTCGTAATTCTGCTGAGCCCGAGTATATGTAGGACTATCCTGACTCGTGTTGTCCAGGACCTTCTTATAGATATCCATAACCCGAGCGGTGTCATCGACCGTATCCCTAAGGTCTGCTACCGCATCTTTCTGGGCAAGAACGGAACTTTCTAGCTTGGCCTGTGTACCCTCAAGCTGAGCATGGTTAAGTTTGGTATAGGATTCCGTCAGGGAGTCGACATTATCAGCCAGTGCGATAGCTTCTTCTTTGGCCTGCTGAGCGCTCTGATACCACGAATAAAGAGCGGCGGCAGCAATCATTATGATTCCGGCTGGACCGCCAAGAATCGCCATTGCCCCCTTAAGCGCATTCATAGCAACCGACGCGCCGCGGGCGGCAGTAGCTGACGTAGCCATGGCTGCTCCCTGAGCTTTCTCAGCAACCACAAGATCAGCCGAAGCAGCGGTGGCTGCAGATTTTTTCGCGATGAGGTTATCCAGTGCGGTCGCTTCAGCAAGAGAACCTTTTGCTACGTTGTATTCAGCCTGGGCGAGATTCATCGCTGATATCGCAGCTTCTTTGTCTGCTATTGCCTTTCTTGTCGTACTCGCGGCTGCAACTTCAGCGGCCTGAGCCTCCTGCGCATAAGCCTTGGCTTGCGCCGCTGACGCTATAGCATTTTTTGCCATGGCTGTTGTTGCTGCAGTTAATCCGCCAAGGAATCTTGACCCCATGACAGCAGCCAGCGCCACAAACACATTCGAAAGAGTGTCGAGATTCTCACTCACGGTTACAACTGCTGAGCTGATACCCGCAACAGTGGATTGGACTGTAGAAGACTCACCAACAAATTTAGTGATGTTGTTCGTTGCAACGGTGAATGCCTGGCCGATAGTTTGAGTGGTTTTGGCGAACTCTTCGCCGATCTGATTGCCCTGTTTCAGGAGCCCATCGACAACTACCTTTGTGGTTAACTGCCCGGCGGCGGCCATGCCTCTAAGCTGACCGATATCAACCCCGAGAGAATCGGCCAATGCCTGCGCAATGCGGCTTCCGTTCTCAGTAATTGAGTTAAACTCTTCACCGCGAAGCACGCCTGATGCGAGCGCCTGCGATAACTGCACTGTAGCCGATGAGGCTTCCTCGGTAGTGGCACCGGAGACGATCAGACCTTTGTTTATTGTGCTTGTGAGCTGAGTCATTTGCTCAGCAGATAAATTGTATTTGCGGGTTGCTCTTTCCAGCCTGCCGTAGAGTGTGGCCGTAGCTTCTACGCTGGTTCTTGTCTGCTGAGAAATATCGAATACGCGATTTGTTACATCGATTAACTGCTCATTTGCTCCAACGGAGTTAACAAGTTTGTTGTTCAGCGTCGTCCATGCGTCAGCATATCTGAGCACTTCATTAGCTGATAAAGCGGCCATGACTCCTGACGCAACAGAACTGAGCTTGCCAAATGAGCCGGTCAACGTAGTTACTGAGGCATCGGTCCGATCAAAAGAGCGTTGCATATCATTGCTGATGGAACCCACTGAACGCCCGGCAGTAAGTAATGCCGCTGTATCCGCTTTGACTGTGTACTCAATAGTGCCGACGTTCTCAGACATGTTATCTCCGGGCATAAAAAAAGCCCCGAAGGGCTTAATGTTTTCTGTTGTTGTCGCGCTGCATTAGCTTTTCTGCCCAATCCATCGTCTGGTCATAGTTCTTCTGAGATGGGATTTTGGCTTTAGGCGGTGGAGGATATTTCGCTTCCATGGCGGCACGGAAACTGGTCATTGTCATGTTCCATGCTTCGGACTCACTCATGCTCAGGTGGGCCACAGCAAGGTAAACGAATGACCGGGCATCAAAGCGGTTTGTGTACTCGCCGTCTTTCGCTACGTCTTCATTGTCCTGATCGCCCATTACTCCGTGTTTAATCAGGTGACGCGCCAGCGTGAGCACATCTTCAAGGGGCATGAATCCCTTCTTCATGACGAGCTTGCCGCGCGGCGTGTAGGCATACCCACCGACCAGGTGCGAAATGTCTTCCTCACAGCACGACTGAACTATTAGCGCAGCAGCCTTGACCATTCTGGCAAAGCATACCGCGCGCGTATCCTGTAACAGCTGCTCGTTGCGGATCACATGTTGAGGATAGTGACCACCGTGGACATGCACCATCGCAGTAACGACTTCTTCAGGCGTACCGATGCGTGTCATAGCCAGGAATGACGGATTCAGAAAATACGTGTGGCCGACGAGTTTTATCTCCGCCTGGCCGATGTCTGTTATTGCTGCCATATCATCCCTGCATTATAGGGGCCGAAGCCCCACCGTAAACCAGTGTCAAGTAGCAGGATCCACAACTATATGCATGGCCGGACTTTTAACACTATTTCCCTCTGTATCAGTCACGGTGACTGTGACAGCGTAATAACCGGCAGCGGTAGGGGTACCCGCCACCTGCAGCTTAGACGAGGTTAACCCACCCAACACCGAGAGGCCAGCCGCTGAAGACGGTGAAAACGTCCATAAGTACGAGTACGTTCCATCATCTGGCTGAGTTAGGTTAGGAGTTACCGTGACGCTGTATGCAACGCCAACATCCGCAGAGGACGGAGTGTTAAGAGTTGCCTTTGTTATTACGCTTGCTACTCCCCCACGGTCACAGTTGCCACGTCTGAAGTCGCGCTACCCGCAGTAGTGGAGGTCACTACCACAGTGTAATCTCCAGCGTCGGTGGAGGTTGTGCTCGGCTTGGTGTACGTCGCTGAAGTTGCGCCAGATACAGCACTAGAGCCTTTCTTCCACTGATAGGTCAGCGCAGACCCATCAGTAGCATGAGCCGCTACAGACAGAACCAGTGTCTGCCCTGCAGTCAGGCTCTGATTGACCGGCTGGGTGTCGATTAGAACTTCATCCGGCACATCGCGCACGTCGACCAGTCCAGCACTGGACGCTTCCAGAGACCATGTTGCGACGTCATCGTGTGGGGCTTCATCTTCCCACGAGGTAACGAGGAAAGGCCCTTCGGTGATGTCGTTCGGAGATACAATTTTAAACCAGACGAAAGGCTGATTGCTTGTATCAACTGGTGGATTGTAAATGTGACGCTTAAGCGCGTTCTGCGCATACGCATCTTCTTTACGTGTTACACCGTCTCCAGAGAATGATACGTCTTTATACGTGGTCAGATTCTCTTTTGTGTAAGACGCGCTCATGTCGCCGGTCGCATCAGCGGTGTCCCACTCTACTGACGTGGTTTTGCCGCGCATCATGCCGAGGCGCTTATATTCACTTGCTGTAGGTTGTGCTTCCGGGCATGCAATCGCGTAATAAACGACGACGTCACGACCAGTAAAAGCACCTGATTCACATGCCATAGTATTTTGCTCCGTTAGCGAGAGATTATGGTCTGAAAATTAATATCGAAGAGGTAACGACCTTCTTCGGTGAGAATTGAAGTGATGCCACCGATGGGTTGCATCGATACGAGGCATTCAGTTTTGTATTCGTCGATCATCGCCTGCCGGATAGCATCAGCACGGCTTTCAACGTCATCGGGTGCTGCGTCGTTTTGCGCAGAGAGAAGGATGAGCCTGAAATAGTCACGGGTTAACGCTTCTTCCGTGCTGCCACCGCCGTTCTGTTGAATGATTAGAAATCGGTCGGCCTTCTGCGCCGTCTGCTCGTTCCAGAATCGTTTCTGGACGCGATAGCCAGTATCAAAACCGTGCGCCTGCAACCACGCCCGTAGCGCGTCATAAACCTCTGCTCGGGTCATATGCTATAGCCTCGCTTAATGACTTCCTTGATATCGTCGATGCCGTCTCGCTCAAAGCCTTTGCGGAGGAAATCAGGCTCACCGTTAGGGTCCCAATAGTAACCATTTCCATCAGGGCGCTGAGTGTGGGCCAACTCCCCGCTGGAGTCATTTACGTATTGGGCATAATTTGCAACATATCCAACCTTGCCAATGAGTCCTCCAGTAGCAGGAACCAGATTGCGATATTGGCTATTGATGAGAGTTGATGTATCAATGGGTGTGATTGCTGCCGCGTATGCCTGCCCTGTGATCAAAACCTCGACCATGGTTTTCTCAGTGATTGGCCCACTAATATTGGCTAATAGCTTCGTGACATTCTGCTGTACCTGCTTCATCCCTTTAACTGGCATGGATTGCAACTCCCATAAAGGTTATAATTTAACCGCTCGGATAGGCTGATCACCGAAAAGGCGCTCACCTGATGCGCCCTTCCGAGCACCAATTAAATCAGGATTCTCAGAGGGTAGAGACATGGTTACCGCCGAATTTTTACGAGAGATTCTTTCTTACGATCCAGAAAGCGGCATCTTTCACTGGAAAAAAACGTTATCGCATCGCAATAAAGCAGGCAATATTGCCGGAACCATTACGGATAGGGGTTATGTAGTAATCACCATTAAGAGGAGTCGACTTATGGCTCATCGTCTTGCCTGGCTGTATTTCTACGGTTCTTATCCAGATGGGGTTATTGACCATATCGATGGTGAGAAGGCCAATAACGCTATTGCAAATCTCCGCGATATCTCTCAAGTAATTAATACTCGAAATAACTGCCTATCAAAAAACAATACCAGCGGATATCCCGGCGTATACCTGAATAAAAAGACGGGCAAGTGGGCCGTGCAGATATGGCATGGGATGAAACGCAAGTGTCTAGGCAGTTATGAGTTAAAAGAACACGCCATACAGGTAAGAAAGCAGGCCGAAGCTGAGCTTGGGTACAAGGTCAGATTTACGTCATGACCTTATAATCTGGGTCTTCGCCAAATGGTGACATGTCCCATTCTTTAACCGCCTTAACCTTGTCAGCACCTGCTGCAATCGGTTCTGTCTGTGCTGTCTGGTCGCCTTTCTGGATATAGTCATCACGCGCCGGTAGTCGAACGCCAGCCCCCTGATATTTCGACTCGGTGAAGAAAATCAGGTTGGTGGTGAACTCTTTGCCGGTGTCGTCGATGGCTATTTCGTTATTTGCTTCCCAGGTGCAGGCGATGAGATAAGGCGCACCGTAAGTTTGCTTCCCCGTCCAGTCGTCGAATGCACCGAGAGGCCAGATGGTTGCGACATTGGTATAGACCCACTCACTTGTTGCGCTCATGGCTCCACCTCACTACCGTTTCAGCCGCTTTGCGAGCTTTCGGGCACAGCAGATACCACTCCCCGGACTGAGTGACATAAGCCGTGGTTACTCGCCCTGTATCGGTTGTCACCCATACCCGCGATAACGGTTCTGGTTTACCCATCATTTGCCACCAACCACTACAAAGCCACGCAATCTCATTTCATCATCATAAGATGCCGCAGCCTTCCCTGTGTCATGAGCAACCAGCGCATTCATGAAACCAATTGGACCCATAATCAGCGTCCCGGAGCCATTTCTACTGCAAACAAACGGAACATCTGATTGCGCCAGAGCCTCATTGCACTCTACGCGATGTCCGACAAGCATTTCTGCCGCCTTAGGGTCGAGCTCGAATAAAGCATTGAGCGAATCTACTAATTCTTGCGCTGTCATCAGCAACATCCCCCTACCACGTCAAAGAAGCCCACTGAGTTACCCGCAGTTATCGGAAGAACTTCGGTGCAGCCGTTGGTATCCAGTGAAGACAAAGAGTCACGCAGCCATGCTATCGAATCATCACCGTAATCGAACGATCGAGATGCACCGTTAGGCGCACCCTGAGATTTAATGCGTCGGCCCCCGGACGAGGCCGACATTAGAGCAGCTGCGTACAGCAAGATTAATTGCTGCGTACAGTCGTCATATCCGGCCCCGTCCATGCATTCGATGATTGAGTTAACGCGACACAGGATAGGCGCCAGAAGAGCGTCAGGAATCGAGTAGCCCAACTCAGCGAGGAAGGCCTTTACGTCTGCTGCTGTAATTGGGGCTACCATGATTACTTGTCCTTTTTGGTCGCTGCTGCCAGTGCTGCTTCTGCTTCTTCGGCTCGCTTCGCCTCTGCTGCCAGATCGGCTGCGTGGGCCTTATCTTTCTCTTCTGCTTCGTCGGTGAGCGTCTTCACTTGTTCTAAAGCTTCATCGAGCTTCTTCTGAAGGCCAGATACTTCTTTACTGGCTGTAATTGATGGGGTTGCCACTTCGAACACCAATTTTTCACCTTTCTTTTCGGTCGATTTTTCAGCCCTGCCTTGTTTAACCCACTTATCAGCAACAGAATCATCAACGTCATAAACCTGACCAACCTCCAGTTTCTGGAAGTTGGCACCGGCAAAAAGGTTTGCTGCCAAAACTTTTACGAGTGCCATTTTATTTCCTTAGCTTGATGCGTGAATTACTGAGAATTTACCGGCGATGTCTGTTTTAACCATTAATCCAGCGGCACCCCAGGTGCGCCAGACGTAATCGCTGTTATACAGAGGACGAGGGTCTGCAACGGTGCCGAACGCCTGCCCAACGATGGGGGCAACAACGCCAGCCGTTAAAGGGATGATCAGAATTTCATTACCGCTTAATTGCGCATCTTCTTTAATCGCTGAAATACCAGTTAATTTCAGCAACTCCTCAAGCACGGTGCGAGTCTGATTAACGTCGAAATACTGCTCGAGGTTAGACATAATTTCACCCGAGACATACCAGGTTTGCGGGGCGTACTGATTGTTCGTTACGCGCACTGTGTCACGTAACGCGATAGCGTTTTTACGAATCGCAACCGGATCAGTGCTGGTAGAGAAATCGAAGGTCAGCGTAACCTGAGCCACGCGTTCATCATTGCGCAAGCCTTTCCAAGTTTTCTCATCGAATGATACATAGTTACCTTCGCTATCCTTGTAACCGTCGTACATGAACTTAACGTACGTGCGCTTCACGGTAGCCGTTGATTCAACGTTGGCATCAGAGATGATGTCAAACGCGTCAGGGTTGTTTAAGCGCGGATCACGCCAGTTGAATTTAAATCCAGTGTCATGCACAGGAACCATAGTGCCGTCGTACGCGTAGACAGTTGCATCCAACGCCGCGCCTACCTGCCCAGACATCGACGTATGGCCCCACATACGCCCACCCTTTTTAGCGTATTCGTACACAGTCTGATTGATGCGAGCTGAGCGTGAGTACTGTTGCAGGTCGTTGAACAGCACAAACTCATTAGGGTTTTGGAATTCATCCAAAACAGTCTGGTCAAAAGCCTTATACAAATCAGCTGGTGAACGTACAGCATTGATGCCGTTCAGGCTGTTAATCATGTTCACGCGATCTGCAATCTCCTGCATCACGTTTACACCTTTGCTATTGATTGCGGCTTCTCGCTCCTGGTTGAGCATTTCGAACTGGAAGGTATTCACCTCCAGATTTCGGGTTTCCGTCGCCAGCTTTGTGGAATATACAAACATTCAGTGCTCCTTACTTAATGACAACGCGCAGCAGATTGCCAGCTGTTGAAATGGTGTATGCATCATCTTCCTCGACATGTGCGCGGACTGATTCGCCAGAGGCAGCAGCCTTTACGCGACCATTGGCAACTGAAAGAGGATCGCCTTTTTTGTATGTGCCAGCGGCCGCTGGAATGTTGAGAAACATTCCAGGCATTGGGTGGATGCCGACAACCAACGCACCCGCAGGGATTTCATCGTCAACTGTCTTGCAGCGCAGGTAGTCCATATCCGCCACATACAAAATTTCTGATTCATTACCATCAACTGACGCTGTGAATTTCCCAGCGATGAATGTGCCGATAGTTCCAGGCGTTGTTGCCGCAGCAGCAGAACCCTCTCGATTCAGGAATGGGTTAGGGAACACGCCGCCAGCGTGAATTACGTGCTTTCCGTCTTTAGCCATCTTTGCTTACTCCGGCATGTTTGAAATGGATTCGGTGGTTTTGTTCTGGAATCGGCTATTCAGGCCGAGAGTGGTCTGACATTGAGAGAACATCTCTTTCAGCGGCTCGTCTGCCATTGCGTTTACAGCGGTATCAGACAGGCCGAATTTAGCCTTCACTGCGTCGCGCATCTCTTTGCGCTCGGTGTCGGCGTTAGCCTGTAGTTGCTCTTTCAGTGGCGCGACCGCTTCGTTGACTGCGGAGGAGATAAGCGCCTTAAGCTCATCAGAGTTGGTAGTCGACTCTTTCTTCTTTGGCTTACCTGTTTCCGGATCGATATCTTCATCGTCTTTCTTCTTGGCGGTGGCTTCGTCGGCCTTCATCTGGTTGTAGGCGTCCATCAGTTCGGCATCGGTCTTGCCGTCAGTCGGCTTACCAGCGGCCTTGAGCGCGTTGATAATCAGGTCTTTCATTGGTGATTGTTCCTTATTGGTTTGAACTTCTTCGTACTCGGTAGGTTTGCGCACGACTTCTACGGGTTCGCCGACAAAGACAGCCTTGCCGTCATCATCGATGAGGTACTTCTGTTGCAGGTATTTACCGTCTTCTTCGTAAACGAACCGGTCAGGCCATAACCCATCCGGATAGAAGTAATAGTTTTCAGGCTTGCCTTCGCTCATCTTGTTTCGGATGGCGGCGCAGATTTCTTCGAAGGAGTAGTTGGATGCGTTGGTCAGGTAGAATTTCGTTTTCTCCCACCAGTTAACCTTCATGTAGTTAATTGCTTCACTCAGGTTTACCTGCTCAATCTCGATTTTCTCGCCATCAGAGTTTACGAAGATGCCCACTCCTTCTTCCGGCGTGGCGGCACCCGGCTCATCAAGCAAAATGGCGACATGGTCGAAATTCATGTTGCTTGCCACCCATGAGTATTTCTTACCCTTGGATTCGCCAGACTTCGTTTTCTTATTCAGGAGGAGGCCGGTACTGATATGGATTGGATCGGTGCTTTCACCCTTCTCCATTTCCTCCAGACGGTTGACGAGTCGCTGCCCACCCTCTGTGGCTTCCGCGTATCGCACATCAACGTGCATATCGAGAGTGACTCGACCGTTAACCTTGCGGACGTTCTGCGCATACACACCGACATGAAAGTTATGCACCGCCTCCGGGTCATTCGCGCTGATGTACTGACCATCGACTTTCGGATGGCTCAGCGGCATGAGCTTTCGCTCCATGCTTGCGTAGCTTTGGTTTATTTCTGCTGCCGGATACAACCCGCCATTCATGACGACGTCGTCAACAATCGGCACGACGTCTTTAATGACGATGTGCTCGCGCCCGTTAACTGTTTCGCGGTAGATGTTTGAAGCGGAGTTGATGACGGTCAGCACGTTTACGCTCTTGCGTGACATGCTGTGCCCTCTTAATTGAGTTTATTCTTACGAGCTTTACGAAGTTGCTTCTTGGTTGGCTTGGCAGGGAAGAAGTGGCATAGGCGCACTCTCTCAGTACTTCCAGTGTCCCATCGCATTTCTAAAGGCTTTGAGTACACCCAGCCCCTGATGGGGAAATTAAGATCGTAGAATAGTTGCCACATAGCGTCCCCTATGTCGGATTTCAGGCAATAAAAAAGGCCGCCGTGGCGACCTATGCTGGTTCTGTTTCTTTCCACGCCTCACGCTGCTTCGTCATTTTGTCTATCAACTTCTGGCTCCGTGGTTTGCCTGAGTCGTCGACCAGAATGGATTGCTGCGAGCAATAACATCGATATCTGTTACCGTCTTTCGCGTAGAAATCTTTTACCTCTTCGCGAGTGTAGACATTCCCATGTCGTGAGGCGTGCCACGGTCGGGTTGTGGGCTTGAGCGCAGATAGCCAGAGGAGGCGTGACTTAATACCCAGCCGCTTCTCAGCATCCTCATCTTCATCCCACTGCGCCTTACGATAAGCGCCTACCTGCTCGGTCTGCGCTATGTTCTTTGCTTTCGACATCGACACATCAAGACGCTGGCTGATTATCTTCGCCGTCTCGCGCGGGTTGATTCCTCGAGCGACTGCATCGGATATCACATTAGCCAGGTCAGAGCGTGCAGTATCAGACAACCCTTTCCAGTCGCTGTACGTCTGCGCGTAGGCTATACCGATGCGTGTCTGATATGGCTGGCTGAAAAGGAGTTGGGATAGCGTCGTCTGCTGCGCGTAAACGTCACTCTGCGATGAGAGGTTAGTGAAGGCGTACTGTGTCCCGCGCTGATACTCTTGTGCAACGTACTCACCTGACCATATTTGCGTCGGGCCGCCCTCAAGCAGCCAATCATCCAGTATCTGCTGAATGCGCGTGAACAGGTTCGCCAGTTGCATAGCGTCGAGGTCATAAGAATACGCGTTGACCGTCACCCAATAGAGCGACGGGTCTGCGTCTTCGTTATTGCAGACCATTGCACCGCGCTGTGCGTTAGTCTGCGTTTCGAGCCCGGTCAGATACGGAATGATGTAGTCAGCTAAATCCTTCTTGATGCCGTAATACCGTTCTTCGATATCACGCTGCATCCGGTTGACGGCTTTGCTGCTCTGCGTCGGATCCTTTTGGTTGCGTGGTAGCAGCGGCATCTTCGCTTGTTGTGTCGACATCTAATGGATTACCAGCCTCCGCTTCTGTTGGCCTTGCTCGTTCATTCTCAGCGTCAGGAAGTGGCTCCAGTTCGCCAACCTCACGAACCTCATTCGGCTCAATTGCTGGGGTTCCGTATGCCTGTTGAGTTTTGTAAGCAACGTCTGCCATTGATGCCATGTTGGCAATCTTGTCCTTCTCGCTTGGTGCAAGCAGGTCAGGCCATGACACGGTAATCTCACCAGACTTCGGCGGCTCTATGATGCCGATAGTCCAGAAGCGCTCAATCAGTGCACTGATGCGGTCGGACAAGAAGGTGTTACGGCGCTGATTTCTGCGGATTGCCCAATCTTCCTTATCCTCATCACTCGCCAGCCGCCCGGTCTGCTGACCAAACAGGATAGTGAAGGGGATCTGGATTGAAGCAGCAAATTCGTTAGCCGTGACGTTCCACGTTGGCCCCGGGTCGCCAGGGGTGACTGAGAGGACGTTTAACCTCCCCGCCTGCATGACCGCCGCCGCATCAGTGCCGCGATTAAGTTTGTTGACCTTGTCGCCCATAGCCTCGCCGAGGTCTTTGTAGCCTGACTTCTTCGCCATGTCGTCGAGGGTTTGCATGTTGGTGTCTTTGTCGAACTCAACACCAATCTGACGAGATGCGTTTTTGAGGAAGCCCTCCGCAGCGCCACCAGATACTTTTTCGAGGTCCTGAGCTTTGTTGTACCCAGCCTCAAGCAATGGAATGCCCGAGAAGATATCGTCATCCTCAGCGCCTTCGCAGAAGATGATTACCCTGTCGGGGTGTACTCGCTCATAACGCGCTGGACCATGCACATCTTCATTCCCAACCGGCTGCTCGCTGAAGTTGTACATCTTCGGCATGCCGTAGGTTTTGGAATTGATGTTGTCGTCCCACTCAGCAACAGTGAGTTGTGGCTCCCAAACGGGGATAAGCTTAATCAGCGCGAGCTCCCCCTGTGCCTTCACCGTCGACTCATTAACTGACTCGCTCCATGCAGTGGAGTCATTAAGCTGGATAAGCAACGCTGAATAACGTCCGACCATGTTTCGGCGATCAGCATCTTTGAGTTTGGCCCACTGCTTTTTCATCAGTTTCGCAACTGACTTTTCCCACTTGGTGGTCTTCTTCGATTTCTTGCTTGAATCACCATCAACGATGTCAGGCGTATCCTGCCAACAGCCATCAAGCAGGCGATGTACCGCAGCAAAGGCAGCCGCATTGCGACGGTAGGTTTCGTAGAAGTCACGAAACAGGATCTGCTTCGGATAACCAAACTCTTCGTACAGATGCGGGCGCTTGGTGTTACTTCCACCGATGCCAATCGCCCGGAGGTAGGTATTTCGCCGCATTTCAGTGGCGAGATTGTTCACAGCCATTTCCAGGCTGTTAGATTGTTCGCTCACTGGCGATGCTCCTTAGAAGTAAACGAAACCGACTTGTTTGTGGTTATTCTTCGCTACTGCAAAGTAACGGAAGCCGTCAGCGCCGTGTGATGTGAAGTCGTGAAGGGGTTTGTCTTTCCAGCAGCCGCGCTTGTCGTCCCACTCCTTTCTGTAGCCTTCGAGATGAGAGATACCTTCTGAGCATTTCTCTTCGTCAAAGACGCAGGACGGGAGTATTTCGCGCACCGACTCAATGCCGGTATCGACACCTGTTTTAGGCACAACGTTGAAGGTCATCGAGTACACCTGGCCGTCTATTTCGTAGCCTTCCTGCGCAAGCTCCTTACGCGATTTGGCATCAGCACCGAACTCGCGGTTCTGGATGTCATGCGGACCCCAATGCTCGCCATACTCGTAACCCCGGTCTTTCAGCACCTTCATGTAGTGCCTCAGGCCCTCACCAGAGTTTTCGTAGTAGTCGATGATGTGGAACTCGTTGCCAACCTCGCGAACGAACCAGATAGCCGTGGAGTCGCCCACGCCGATATCCCAGAACGTGTGCACTGGAAGATGTGAGTTGTCGGGAATTTTGCCGATCCGCTTGTTGGTGTAGAGCCAGCGGAACTGTTTAGCGTAGTACGCGCCCTCGACCGATTGCTGGAATGCCTCTGCCGGAATGGTCGGATATTCGCGCTTCATGTCGTCGCCGAGAGTTTTCTCTTTGGCGTAGTACCAGGCTTTCTGGCGCTCATTGACGACTACGCCGTGCTTCGCTTCCATCTCAGCGAAGTAATCAACCAGGCGCTGCGGCAGAGGCTCTACCGGGTCGATTGCATACTGCGGATTCTTCCACCAGGAGAAGAAGAAAAACTTCCAGTCCAGCGCGGATAATGGCTTACCCTGTAGCAGTGCTTTCTCTGCTGTCTGGCAGTAATCGAAGAAGTAACCAGCCCGGCCCTCTGCCGTGCTCTCGATAGTAGCGAAGCATCCAGTCGATACCGCCTCAAACGCACCAGTGACGATTTCACGGGCTTTGTCTGGATACTTGGCGCATATCTTGCCGAACTCTGAAACATGCAGGTAGCGCAGCGTACCGCCACGAAACGACGTACTGACGTAGAGCGATCCGCCCTTCTTAAAGACGAGCTCACCAGACGAATCGTTGCTCGCCGGGTTGGCCGCCTTTATCTCTGCTGGAAGCTTGTCGTATGCGTACTTCACCTTTTCGCGGAACAGGCGCTTTGCGTCATTCAGCGTGTGGGCAATCAGCGCACACTTCGCCGACTCGAACAGGGCCGCGTCGAGCTGGATGATGCACACCTCTGTGGTGAACCCGAGCTGGCGAGCTTTCAGAATGATGTTGCGGGTGTGGATCCCCTCGAAGTATTCCCGCTGCTCAGGTGTCATCCTGAACCGCGTAGGCTTTCCCTCTTTGTCGGTGATCCAGTAAAGGTTGTTCAGCCGCCAGTCTTTGTCGGCCAGCAGCTTGATGTGCTCAGGTTTCATTACGCCCCCTGAGACAGTGAATCCATCAGGTTAGACAGGTCATCAACCGTCTTATTGCCTTCTTCGGTGTCAAGGTTATACGCCTTGCGCTCAGCGTTTATCACTTTGATTTGAGCATCAACACCGGCTGTAATCGAACGAGACATTGAGGCGTGATTTTCTTCCGTGATATCTGCATCTTCGAGGAAGTCGCGGAGCTTATTGGTGATGCCGCGCCATGCCGCCAAACTTTCCCGATGAGCCATGACTACAGCGGCCGCCTCATCGGATGCCTGGTCAATAATCTGCTCATCAGTAACCACTGGTGACTGGTTACTGTCTTTGGTTACCGACTTGGTTACCTTGGCCTTGGTTGCCGCCCTGACCTTTTCTGTCAGGTCGCGCTGCCATCCTTCTTTGTTCGCTCTCTTCAGGATGGTAGCGTGGTTAACGCCATGCTTTTCACCGATGGCCCTCACTGACAATGAACCAGCCCGGTAAGCCGATTCGATGGCCTCCCAATCTGGTTTGGTCATTCGTTACTCCGTTGTTTGTTCTTCTGGCTGTTCAGTCTGCTCTTCCGGTACAGGCGTGAACTCCACGCGCTTTACATCAGCAGGAGCGAAATACAGCCACTGTCCCGTTTCCGTCGCCAGCGGCACAAAGCCGTTCACCAGCTCAGGCTGTCGGCGTGACATCTTGCCCGTGAAGGTTTCGCCTGTTTGGGTGGTTAGCGTGATTTGGTAGATGTCGGGCATGATTACCTCTTTACCTTGTCGCAGCGGTTGCCCTGCTTCTCAGAAGTGCTTAGCCACTTACGGCTTACCCGTCAGCAAGATGTGATCACCATCCTTGCGGGGTTACACAGATCATTATCGAAGCCCCTCAGTGAAGAGCTTCTGTAATGAATCACAACTCAACGATGTGCCCTGTCAGTTCTTCGAACTTGTCTCTGCCGACCGAATTGAGCAGCGTTACAAAGCCACACGCCAGGATGTAAAACAGCGACGTGAATACCCATCCGGAATAAGACAACATGACGAAGATGGCCGCCATAGTCACAAGTCCAATGAACTTTCTGATCGCGCCCTTTCGTTTGTAGTAGTCCTTCAGAGGGATAAGCATCTTGGCTCGCTCCATGGGATCGCTTTCTTTCCCGGCCATGAATACAACTACAAGGAATAGAGGCGAGATGAAGCATGCAAGAGCGATAATTGCCCAGTATGCAGCCACGACGATGCTCATCAATGAATGGTCTCCCTGTAAAGTCGCGTAGACCAGCAGGCCAAACAGTCCCCAGATCAGCACGAATACAAAAGCAGCAGTCATCAACTTCTTCATAATTCACCTATAAGTTGCGAGCCTGTTCGCATAGATAAGCCGCCCCGAGAGATAACGATTTATCTCAGGCTCGCTTCCTATAGGCTCTCGGTTGGTAATGCGCTGCGATGCGCATAAAAAAGCCCCGCGGATGCGAGGCCGTTATTTGAGGCACTGCTCTCTGATGTATTCCTGCAGCGCACTCAATGCTGTTTGGTCGCTGAGGATTCCGGATCGGATACCGAGAACGTTTCGTCCAGCAACGTCAGAGAGTTCGACGGTGGCATCATTGCCCATGCTGGGGGAGCCGGTGGTTTGGGTTGAGGCTGGCACTGGACAGCGGCCTTTGACGAGCACCCGACCACCATTATCAAGCTTACGCTGCAGAGCATCATTTTCAGCTTTTGCATCGGCGAGTTCCTTCGTGTATTTGGCGTCCAGTGCAGCGACATCGCGCTGCCGGGTTGTCATGTCTTTGATGGTGGCGTTAGCCAGGCTGAGTTTCTCAGTGGCCTTATCACGCTGGTCTTTATAGGTGATGGCGTTGTCACGGTAGTGGTTAATCGCCCAGGCCATCGAGACCATCAGGCAGATGATTACTGCGCAGATAATTGCTTTCAGGCGACTCATTTCTGGCCCCATTCACATACTTCGCGCTCGATATCACGCCGGGTGATCAGCCCCTTCCATTGCTTCCCACCGGCATACGTCCAGCGCTGCAGTTCTTTGCATGCTCCTGGCACGTCACCGGAGTTAAGCTTCTTCAGCAGCGTGGAGCTGGCGAAAGCGCCAGATCCAACGTTGTAAGTAAAGGAGTAAAGCGCGGCGCGGGTAGGCTCCGGGATGCGAACCTTGATCAGCGGGTCGATGGCGTTTGCCACCTTTTGCAGATCTGCCTTCAACAGGTTGTCGCACTCTTTATCCGTATAGCGATGACCCCGGCGGATATCGCTTCCAGTGTGACCATCACAAACCGTCCACACGCCGACCACGTCCTGATATGGGTAATAGCGGCGGCCTTCCAGCCCATCAGCGTTTCCCAGCATGACAGCGGCGATAGTAATCGCGCCTGAGCCACCAACAATCGCGCCCACCAGTTTATTCCTGAGTGTCGGGTTCATCGTTGCTCCTGCTGCGTCGATTGTCTTCGCGGATCTTAAAATAGAGATTGGTCAGGTATGTGAGTACGGCAATGACTATACCCACAAGGACACCGATAGCGTTCCACTGCTCCGGGCTGTAGGCGTTAAGCATGCCGTTAAGGATGCTACCGGCGGAAGCGCCATAGGCCGCACCAGTGGTTAGTTTTTCCATTCGATACATACTCTCACCTCGCGTCGTTAGCGGGTGCTGTGTGTCATAGGGAAAGCGCCTCACCCAATGCGATCAAAGGTAAGTGGTTAGCTGTATGGATGGGCGCGAATAAAAAAGCCAGCGACAGGATGGCAATGTGAGGGTATGGCATTGAGCTTTCGCTCTTATAGTCCCGGGTAGGGGATTTGGTGCAATAAAAAAGCCACCGCATGGCGCGAGGCTTGTAACTTAGCTTTGGGAGTTAAAAACAAGAATACTCCCCATGCAAATCAGCTCTTTTTTTATCCATCCATTCCACCAGTGATGGAATATCTCGTGATGATTTTGTGAGTTGCTTGCCGTTTATTCCAATGCGAGCCATGTAGTATCCTGGCGATCGCTCATTGATGCCTTTTGGGAGCCCGTTAAGATTCCTTCTCCGACTGTTGAAAGTGTTTTGACTCCTGGTGGCAGCTCTGAGGTTCTCAATGCGATTATCAGTCCTAACATGATTGACGTGGTCTACTTCCATTCCCTCGCCAATCTCGCCATTACATACCTCGTAAACGATGCGGTGAGTAAGAAGCAACTTCCCAAAAAATCGTGTTTGCAGGTAACCGTCATTGTTTATCGAAGCGCCGGGTACTTCACCTTTCTTTGCTTTTCCCCTCTGAACTTTATTCCTCAGGAGGCATGGGCTTGTTTCGTCATAGTAAAAATAATCGCTTAGTGCGATGGTTTTCATGGTGATTTCCTTCAAAAAAGAGCCCTCAGTTCACGCAGGAAAGCCAGCACCCGAGATTCACCATATCTGGAGATCCTCTGAGGGCACTTTTGTGAATGGACTCGGGTTATCGCGCTCGTGACAGCGCTTGATTCGATTGGATGGCAGAAATGAAAAAACCTCGCAGAAACGAGGTTTATAGAGGAAGGCCGCTCTTCGTCAGGTACGTCCGAGCATATACTGAATTATGCACTTCTATTTCGCGAAATCAATATATTTGGCAAATATTTTTTCATTACGCCGCAATGAGAGCATTCTCATTCTCCATTTCACGCTTAAGAGCATAAAAGATTTCTGCCTCGAATACTTTTTCACACCACACTACCCGGCGGCGGCATGCCTGGATATCTGCGCCCGTCATTCGACTGATAGCTGAGGCGATATGTTGAGTGCAGTTGCGTTCGCAATAACGTTTAATGGCGTAATCGCGAACCGGGCTTTCACGATGGAACAGCTTTACGATCACCTTTTCCACGAAAGCAGCATCATCTGATTCTTTGGCGAGATCGATGATGTTGCTGGCTGATGACTGAGGGATGACCAGTTCGCGAGCCTTCTTATACAGCTCCTCACCTCTAAGCGACCCTCCCTCATCGCTATAAAGCCAGTTGACCATTCTCTCTATATGCCCACCCATATCAGGACTCCATGAAGTTCGAATCATCAGGCGGCCTATCACGTTGATTGCACCGGCTGGCGAATCGTCGCCTCGATTAATACGCCCCCAGACTGTCATCATGTACTGGACCCAAGCGCGTTGCTTTGGCGTGATGGTCTTCTTCGGGTGCTTCCAGACGCGGCGGAAATGCGCGTCATCGACAAAGTTAACCATGGAGTAGATTGGTGTTAGCTTTCTCATGCTGCGGCTCCTAATGGCTGGTTGGTTTTGGTCTGGCTGTGCTTTGCAATAGGCGGCAGGCTGGCTCGCCTGATGCTTTCATACTGGTAGCGGAGGAAGTCGGAGAAGGTCATGATGGCCTCCGATTCCAGGCGCGTATTGCGTCTCGTTTTGTTGGGTATGTGTCGGTTATTGGCTTAATCAGGCACTTCTTGGTAGCGCATCCGGCATAAACACCATCGCCATCGCCAACCAGCTCTGCCTCACCACCACAGAATGGGCAGCTCAATAGAGAAGCCCAATGCGGAAGTTTGAGGTCGTAAATCATGCGGCCTCCCGCTGTTTCAGCGCGCGAAGGTCTGCCCTGGCCTTGGCGCGAATGCCGTCCAACTCTTCACGGGTGTATCGGTGAGTTTCGTTGTTGGACTCCAGCGCCAGCACGCGCCCTTCACCGATCAGAGCCACCAGCGCCGCACGATAAGCTTCGATATTTCCTGATTTATGGACGTTGCATGCAGAGCATTGAAGCCACAAATTATCGGGATTGAAGCGGAGTTGCGGAGCGGCGGCCGTGGTGCGGTAATGTCCTGCATGCCACGCAAACGCGGACTTGGTTCCGCAAGAGATACAGCCATGTCCGGCGGCCAGCAACATTTCACGCCGCCAGTCGTTGAAGGCACGCTGAGTCATCTGTATCCAGTGACGGACCGGCTTTAACTCATTACGACGTGCAGCGCGCCGTTGGCGACCCGCCTTCTCTTCGGAGCGCTGGCGTTGCACTTCCTTCTGCTTAGCTGCTTCACGGGCTTTTGCCGTCTGTTCTTTGCCGATCGCGCTGGCGCACTCGAATGAGCAAACCACCTGTCCGTTACGTACTGGGTGGAACCACTGGCGACATGCTTTATGGGCGCACTTGCGGCGCGGTAACTTAGCCATGCGCCCTCCGTGCCGCGAGACGCAGCCATTTCTGATCCACCAGGCGGGCGGTGTAGCCTTTCATGGTCGGGATGTCGGACGGCTTAACCGCGGGCTTACGCTGGCGGTGCGCCGGAACGCGAAAGATTTCATTGGTGATGACGCGGGAAAGTGGGGTAGACATCAGGCCTCCTGCTTATCGCGCAGCTGCTGGAACTCACAGTTGCTCGGGATAGTCAGCGCCAGGCCGAACTGAGCGCACCATGCTTCGACTTTGCACATGAAGATATGCATTTCACCAGTGTCGAGTTGCGACGTGTGGCGAGGCTCCCAGGTGGATTCCTTTTGGCCGGTGATAAAGTCGGTATAGGTGACTTCTTCGCAGCCGAGATAGGTCTTTTTGAGGTTGCGTTTAACCCACTCAGGGGTGGCGTCAGTGCGACCGGATTTAACCAGGTATTCGCTGATTTCACCGAGCCACAAATGAAGAAGTGAATTTTGAGACAGGCTGCGTTTCTCTCGCCATTCCTTCACCTGCAAACGGAGTGGTTTACCGGTGGCTAGTTGCTCTTGCAGAAGCTTGCCGACAGCCGCAAAGTTGCCAGCGTGCAGCTTAATGCCGCACTGAGGGATATTCATAAGACCTCCAGAACGGAGAGCGACAAATGCAGAAAGTCGCAGGTGCATTTCTGCATCTGTGACGGGTGATTTGATGTGTTCTTTGTGTGTAGCATGCGATTTCCCAATCACATGCAGAGGTCTTACCGCCGGGCGTTCAACTCCGACGGCAAGACTAGTTTGCCAGGATGTATAAATTAATCAATCGTTGCTTGACGTTGAATTTGGTACCCTCATTGACGAGGGTACCATCAGTTGGCGAATGGGTTAGGCATCACCCTAGATATGGCTTTTTCCAACCCTCGCTGGTAGCAAGCTTCTCGATGGCAAGCAAAATCGGCAGATTTGATTCATCCGTGCGCTTCATTATTTCCCAGTGAAGCCGTTTTAACTCGTGAACCAGTTGGTCTCTGTTTGTTTCCGCATCATTGCTGGCAAGCATCAAGCAGCACTCGCCAACAATGCGACACGCTTCCCGATACAGGTCTTCTGAATCCTTTTCGTACTCTGACATAATTAACCCCTCCAACTTTAAGGGGTTTTATATCACATTACCTCAATGCACTGGATGTTATTAACTGCCGGGCTCACATCTGTCCATGCGCGTTTTTCTTCTGCGATACTTATTGCTTTGATCGCAGCTTGGCATTGCTCCATGCTCTGCATTGGCTCAACCTGCATATTGGAAGAACTACTGGTAACAACCATAACCAGGAATACGTAAGTCATTCAGCCTCCTGCCGCGGTGCTGCTCCGAGCATTGCTTTGTATACTCGTGTAACTTTGTCCATTCCAGAATCAAAGGCTTGCATTCCGGCAGCCCATTGGTTCGTTGTCGGCTCAACCGGCACCATCACCCACCCATCTTTCACTGCGCCAGACTGCATGGCGGCACAGAAAGTGTTATGCATCCACTCAGCCCCGCTGAGCCAGTGAAGCCTTTTCTCTCCGTTCAACCAC